ACTCGTCGGGCTTCCCGATCGACCGCGCCCACCCATTCTGGAGAGGATCATAGATGAAGACTGGTTATGCAACGAAAGCTATCGAGCCCGATGACTGTCGATTGAGATCGATGTCTCGCAAAGCAGAAGAGCGCGCCAAGACCGCAATGAGTGAAGATAGGTTTTGCGACTTCGTGAGGGCAACGAAGGAACGTTTGGAGCGTGACAGCGCAGCGAAGATCACCAGCGAGTGGGCCGACTGGCAGGCAGCCGAAGAGCGCAAGAGCGAGTCGCCAGAGGCTGCGTGACGGGGAGGGTGGTGCAAAAGTGGCACACCCTCGCGGCCTGATACCGGTGCGCGTCAGGGCGAAGCCGTAAGTAATCCGAAATCCGCGGTTTCATTGGGTCTTTCGAGAATCTAAGAGGCTGGAATGGCATTACGTGGACCTAGCGCAACGAGAATGCGTAAGGCCCGCGAACTGCTGTCCGAGTTGCCGAAGTCGCGGCCCTATTGGAAACGAAAGAACCTATCGCGCGCCGAGCGCATGATCCGCTTCGTGGAATGGTTGCCGTGTTCCTCCGGCAAGAACCGGGGGAAAAAAATCAAGCTACTCCCTTTCCAGCGTCAGTTCATTGAAAACACATTTGCCGATGACGCCAATGGCAATCCCAAGATTTCCATTTCCATCCTTTCGACTCCCAAGGGATCCGGCAAGACGACCCTGGCGGCCGCCATCGCGTGCGCTTATCTGTTCTGTGAGCCGTTCGCTCAGGAGCGCGGCGAAATTTACGTCGCGAACGTATCGAAAGAGAAGGCCCGGAAACTGTTCGATGAAGTCGTTGCGATTATCCATCGCACGCCCGAATTCGCGATGTGCAATCCTATTGATAGCGAGCAAAAGATCGTTGTTCTCGATGGACCTGGGCTGGATTCCAAGTTTGAATCCATTGCTGCAACGGAAGCAGCCGGCGCCGGCTTGCTGGCCTCGATATGGATTTACGACGAAACCGGCGAGAGTTCCGACAACGGAAAGCTTCTGAATGCCCTTATCGAGGGTGACGGCAAGCGCGGTGACGATGGTTCGACACTTGGAATCTGCATCTCGACACAAGCCAGTTCGAATGATCATCACTACAGCAAGCTGATTGACGATGCCCTGAAGGGCGAGGACCCCAGCACATACATTCAATTGCACACTGCGCCAATTGATGCGGATCCCTTCAGCGATGAAACATTGCTATTGGCAAATCCAGCGGCTGGACATTTTCTCAATCTTCCAGCACTCCAGAAGGCCGCGGCTAGGGCGAAGCGCATTCCATCTATGGAGGCGAGCTTCAGGCGGCTGAGATTAAATCAAAGAGTCGAAACACAAAACGAACTAAGACTTGTCACCGGACATGTCTGGAAGGAATGCGGAAAGCCTGTCCGTCCCGATCTCAAGGGAAAGCGGTGCTTCGGTGGCCTTGATTTGTCTGCATCGGCCCGTGGCGATCTAACCGCGTTTACGCTTGTGTTCCCGGATGATGCCACACCAGAGGTTGGATACGATGTCCTGACTTGGTGTTGGACTCCGCTGGCCGGTCTTGAGGATCGCCCGCAATCAGAACAAGAAAACTTCCGGAACTGGATCGAACGCGGCTATCTGAGGCCCATCGAAGGCAAAATTATCCGCCTTCCTGTAGTTGCTGCTGACGTAAAGCAGATTGCGGCGGACTACGATATCCGATGCATCGGTTACGATAGCTGGCACATCGAAATGCTGATGCGTGATCTGGAGGACATCGGAGTCGATCTCCCTTTAGAGAAGTTCACGCAGGGGCATAGCAAGGCAATGGCCCCAGCAGTCGAATTTCTGCAGGAAGCCGCGCTTACCGGCAGGCTGCGGCATGGAAACAATCCGGTTCTTACCGCGGCGATGACCAATGCCATCGTTGTGCCGGATCGTGCCGGAAATGCAATGATCGACATACCTAAATAGACTCGGCGCGGGCCGGTGCGTGTCGATCCAGCCGTGTCTCTCGTCATGGCGCTTGGCATGGCGCGGCGTCACGTCGAAGAACCCACACTCAATATCGGAAGCTTCCTCTCCGATCCTGTAATGGTGATCTGATTGCAAATTATAAAAAGAATGTTTGGGCTCGGTGTCACCGATGCCCCAATTTGGTCGTCCCTGTTCTCGGCATCCTCCTATGCAGGTAAGGCCGTCAATATGGAAACGACACTGCCGCTAGCGGGTAACCTGGCCTGCATCCGCGTCAATTCTCAAGCCTGCGCATCGATGCCGTTGCAGATGTTTCGAAAGGAAGCGAACGGAAGCCGCGTTCCGATTGATCATGCACTTTCTGACATCATCAATGGAAGTCCGAACAGCGATCAGACTTCCCTTGAGTTTTGGGAGGCCATGACGGCATGGCTTCTGGCGCGCGGCAATGCCTATGCCGAAATCGAGCGGAGCGGAAACCGCATCGTAGCCTTAAATTTGCTGCCGGCGGAGAAGGTGCAGCCGTTCCGGGATACCAATGGTGACCTGACATATCGCTTCAATGATCGCGGACAGCAAGTCGATATCCCCGCCGAGTCAGTTCTTCACATCAAGGGGTTCGGCTTCGGGGGCGATCTGGGACTCGATCCGATCCGCTATGGTGCTCAGGTTTATGGGTCGAGTATCGCCGCCGAAGAGACGAGCGGGAAGCTTCTCGGCTCCGGTCTCACGCCTAGCGGTATCCTTACCGCATCGGTGGATTTGACAGATCCGCAAAAAGTGCAACTCCGTGAAATGCTCGAAAAATTCTCAGGCAGTAATAACGCCGGTAAGGTCCTGACCCTGCCTCAGGGGCTGACGTATACGCCAATCAGTATTGATCCCGAGGCGATGCAGTTACTGGAGACGCGCCGCTTCAATGTGGAGATGGTCTGCGTCTTCCATGGCGTCCCGCCAGCGATCATTGGATTTGCGGCGGAAAACGTCACCCAATGGGGAACCGGTATTGAGGCTCTGCAGCTTCAGTGGCTGAGTACGGGGCTCAACCCAATTCTGAACAGGATAGAACGCAGAATCCGGAAGCAGCTTCTCGGCCCCGGTGATCGTGGTGTGTACTGCGAATTCAATCGCGAGTCCTTGCTGCAGATGGATTCGACGGCAAAGGCTGGCTTCATCTCAAGCGGCGTTCAAAACGGATGGATGACGCGAGCAGAGGCGCGGCAAAAACTGAACTTCCCGCGCATAGAAGGGGCTGACCAACTTACAGCACAAACCAACTTGGCACCGCTCGACAAGCTGGGCGCTGCCGTCGATCCGCGCGCAACCATGCGCGGCGCGCTCGGAATTGAGGACGTGGAACAATGATAAGAAAAACTCGCGATTTCAGTTTCGAGATCAAGGCCGCCGAAAAGGGCGGATTTTTTAATGGCCATGCCAGCGTCTTCGATGTTACCGACAGTTACGATGAGGTTGTTAAACGTGGTGCGTTCGTTGACACCATCGCCGAGGCCAAGGGTAAGGGCCGCAAGTTTCCAATCCTTTGGCAGCACAAATCCGATGAGCCGCTTGGCGCATATGACGTCATCCGTGAGGATGGGCGCGGACTTTATGTTGAAGGCCGGTTGCTAACAGATACCGTTGCCCGTGCTGCCGAGGCGCATTCCCTGCTTAAAGAGTCCGTAGTAAGTGGTCTGAGTATCGGCTTCCTGACTCGTGAGTCATCATATGACGAGAAGACCGGAATCCGCTCGCTGACGAAACTGGACCTATTCGAAATTTCATTGGTCAGTTTCCCGGCTAACGACGAAAGCCGCACCATTTCCGTTCGCCGCAAGCTTGATGCCGGCAATCTTCCATCCATATCCGAATTTGAGAAGCACCTGAGAGAGTCCGGTGGCTTCTCACGCAAGCAGGCAGCAGCGATTGCATCTGCAGGTTACCGCCAATTCCTGAGCGAGTCAGGCAGCGACGCGGACGTAACTGCCGTTGAGCATCTTCTTAAAAAGATGCGCGGCTTCAAAATCTCGAAATAATGAGAAACTAAAAATGCCTGATATCCAAGAATTCGCGGACGCTTTCGACAAGATCGAGTCCGAGATCAAGACGCATATCGCCAAAGCTGATGACGAGATCAAGCAGCATGGCACCATGCACACCGAAACCAAATCGGCACTGGACACCATTACTGAACGACTCCAGACCGTAGAACAGAAGCTCGTAGCCCGGCGTGGTGGTGGTGATTCCACCGCTGGAAAATCGTTGGGTGAGCAGTTCACCGACAGCGACGACTTTAAGGCCATGCAGGCCAAGGGTCGTGGTGTCGCGTCGATGCAGATCAAGGCAACGATGACTTCTACCACCACCGATGCCGCTGGCAGCGTTGGTGATGCGCTGGTCCCGCACCGCATTCCAGGAATTCTGGAACCGGCGCAGCGTGTCATGACAATTCGTCAGGCTTTGATGAATGGTCAGGTGTCAACCGACAGCATTGAGGACGTCCGCGAAACCGGATTCACCAATGCGGCTGCCGTCAAGGGTGAAACCGCTGATAGCCAGCAGTCGGATTTGAAGTTCGAACTGTTCACGACTCCAGTGCGTACAATTTCACACTGGTTCGCGGCTAGCCGTCAGGTTTTGTCTGATATC